CAAGCTGCTGACGCGAATGAGCTGCACGTCATAGCTTCTATATTAGAAATACAGCCAAGAGAGGTAACAACATAATGAAAGATATACCAGTATTAGAACCAAAAGAAGTTATAACAACAATAACAAACATGAAAACAGGCGAAGAATACAAGGACGATAATGAATGGAAATCAAAAGGAATTCCAGAATCTGACATTAGAAAAGACGTCAGAGTCATTATGCCAAGCCTTGATTTATTTGGTGAAACAAAATAGAATAGTAAGATGGCCATAACTAGAGCACAACAAGCAAAACAGATGTTACAAAAAGGTGGACGTATAGGTCTTAAAGGTGGGGCTGATGCCTCTATGAAAGATTTTGATGCATCTGCTAATCCTGATAGACCAGGTGGTCCAATAGGTAGAGATGGACCAGGTCCAAATGTAAGTGCTGGTGGAGCTAATTTTCAAGATACAAAACCAGATAGACCACCTGGCTCAGGAGGTTTAAATTATACACCACCTCCCACTAAAGAAGTTAGAGATAGACAAAAAAAACTATACGAAGACCAATTTTATCGTAAAGGTCAGTTACCTCCAGTTGGTAGTAGACCTATAGATTTTAAAACAAAATTAGAGCGAAAAAGAAGACAAGGTATTTTAGATTTTATAAATAGAAGCATTGGAAAAGATCTTTATAGAAGTGGTTTTTTAGGACCAAACATTAATACAAGATTTTTAGGTGGAGGTATACCAACAACTGGTTCTATTCTTGCTGAACTTCAAGCTTCTTACAATCCAGATCTATTAGAAAATGAGATAAATTTATTTGATGAGGATAGTGTTAGAGAAATAGCTTCTGTATTAAGTAAAACAAAAACTGGTATAACTGGTGTACAAGCAAGTGCTTTAGAAAATCTTAGAAAAAATATAAAAAATAGAGAAGAATTAAAAGAACAAGGAATGACTCAAGAACGTTTTGAAGAGTTATATCCACAAATAAAATCAGGCCCTGATAGAGATGGTCCTGAACCAATAATTCCTATTGTACCAAAATTAATTAAAGAAAAAGAAGAGGAAGAGGCAAAACGTAATCTAGGTGGTTTATCAGCAAGGATAGGTGGATCATTATTTGATTTTGATACGTTTGCAGCTGATGGTGGACGTATAGGATATCGAATAGGTGGAGTAGGAGGAAGACCTAAAGAAGGACCTGTTGAAAGACCTGGTCCAATAGGTAGAAATAAACCTAATGATAGAGAAGGCTCTAGTAACAGAGAAAGAGGAATCATGTCTCGTGGTCTAGGCCCCAAAGGTACGACTAGAAATATAAGAGATTTTAGAGATACAGGACCAGATGATAGATCATCGTTTAGACAAACTTTAAATCAGTTTAGAGTATCAAAAGGTTTAGAAACAGGAGAACCAGGTTTTTCGGAAAAATTTAAAACAGGACTGCGAGGCGTTCTAGATTTAATAGCTATGGGAGTTATTAGTCCTCTAGGTGCAGCGGAATTATCACCTGAAGAATTAGAACAATTGAAAAAAGATGCTGGAGTAACAACAGGTGAAACAACAGCAGGAGCGGTGCAGGGAACACTTCCTAGATTTTTAGCTGATGAATATGGAATTTACAAAGACATTATGGGAGGTCCTGCAGCAACAGGAGCTATTGTAGATGAATACAAAGGAACTTTTCCTGGTTTGGAGGATGTGCCAGCCAAAGAGTTAGAAGAAAGATTTGAAAAAGGTTTAGCTGATCCTAGTTTAATGCAAGTGTCTTTACCAGGACAGTCTCGTATAATGGCTGCGGGTGGTGGTATAGCTTCGCTTGATAGAGAAGCATTTATATTAGGTGGTATAGCAAAAGGATTAAAGAAAGCTGTAAGAGGCGTTAAAAAACTTGCAAAGTCACCAATAGGTAAAGCTGCAATAGGTGCAGCATTATTTAAATTTGGTGGTGGTTCTGGTATATTTAATTTAATAAAAGAAAATCCTAAAACAAGTATATTTTTAGCATCATTAGCAGCAGGTGCTATGACACCAAAACAAGACGAAGGTGAATTTGATTTAGATAAATATTATGCAACAGGTCAAACAGGAGATGTAGAACCATTTGCTAGAATAGCAGGATCTGATTTTTTTGATTTTTATGGTGGTCAGGTTGCAGCAGCTGATGGTGGCCTTATGAGATTAGGTTATCAAGAGGGTGGAGATGCAGAACCTGTGGCTAAAAAAACTATGCCATTAATTGATATGGATGGTATGGAAAAGGACTATAGAGAAACAGGTGGTTTTGTAGAAATGGGTAGAATGGAAAGAGCTGACGATGTGCCTGCTAGATTATCCAAAAATGAGTTTGTATTTACAGCAGACGCTGTAAGAAATGCTGGTGAGGGAGATATAGACAAAGGCGCAGAAGTTATGTATAACATGATGAAAAACCTCGAAGCCG